GGACCATCCTCATCAAGCAGGATTACAAAGAACTGCGCTGTGTTAGTCAGGATATTACCATTAGGCAAAATATACTCACCACGCTCGTTTTTGGTTGTCGTATTGACAATATCATCATCGGGTGAATAAGAGCCAAAATAGCCACCACCCTTTTCACGCGGAGCCCACTCAACATAACGACGGTTGTAGTAACATGGCACTACAGTCACGCCCTTTTCACCATCGTATGCTTTATTGGCTACCGTATTGAAGATCATGCCAGCTTCTGCACCATCAACATATGCGCCATCACGCTTATTAACTTGTGGGCTGAGTTGTGCGAGGATACGCAGGAATGGGATTGCCATATCCTGTGATGTTGTTTCCTCAAAACCCAAACCACCCATATCCTCAAACTGAGATGCCATCGCTACCGCAGTTGATTCTTTCTTTGCTACTTCTGTGGCCATACTTACCTCCGTATCTTGGCTCGCTGTCCCACGAATATACCCAACAGGTCGTATGGTAGGTTTTCACCTTTTTCAACCTGTTCCTTAACAAAAGACTTGAGCGTCATGGGTTCAACCCAAGTCTTAGTTTGAGTTGCCATACCGCGCTGGTCGAGCTCGGCAAGCAAATCTTTGGCAAGGTTATCCTCGCCACGCCCAAAGGCCGCTGTTACATGGTTCTTGATTAATGAGCCATGCCCTGCTTCAGTAAGCCATTGAAAGGCTTCATCAGCACGGTCTTTGGAAATGCTGGCACTGTAATAAGGTGAAACACTTATTTCACTACCATCATCCATTTTTAACTGAGACATACCATGCTCATCCATCGCGGCTGGGAGTAAATCCTCAGCAATTTTGCGATGTTCACGCTTGGCATCTTTCAGCTCTTCTTCTAGATCAGCGATCCGTTTTTCCAAGGCAAGTTGTTGTTTGCATAGGTTACTGATAGTGCTGATACCAGATTGATTTATGCTGGTTAGGTCTCCAGCCACACTTTCAAAGTCCATTTTGGACCTCCTTCCTATGGTACAAGTCCACTTCCAAAGGGTAGTAGCGTTCTTCTAACCTATCCCACTTGAGTGCTTTGAACCTACCATTGTTACGCCGTGCCGCTTCTGCACAGGCAATACCAATGCACAAAGGGTCACCAGATAACAAAATGTAATCCTCGTCACAAAAGTTGCGAAGGCCACGATGAATTCTACGAACCGTCGGCTGAGTGCTAAATGAAACTTGCTCCTTGGCAGGAACAAGTATTTGCAAGTCACCAAAAGCAACTGCATCTGTGATATCTCTACCACGCACTTCTTGTGTTATGTAGACTGTCACGGCTTTCTACTCCGTTTGCTTTCTACGCTGGGCAGGATTACCCAACACCCCTACATTACACTTTTATAAATAGGTGTAAAACATAAATGTTATCGTTACGATTAATCCGATATTTTAATATCTGATATCTGATATCTGGGTTTTATCCAAAAACAAATACTTACTTTGACTGGTCGCGCGGATTAAAAACAGATACAAAAACATATGCAGTTTTTTGCGTTCGGTGCTATTATACAAAAGTACCCATTAGAAAGCGGTGTTATGCGTTACAAATTTAAATTCCAGCCCTATGAGCACCAGCTCGAGGCTTTGAAAAAATCTTGGAACAAGCCAGAATTTGCCTACTTCATGGATATGGGGACAGGTAAATCAAAAGTGCTTATTGATAATATGTGTGTGCTGTATGACCGAGGTGAGATTACGGCGGCATTGATAATCGCCCCCAAAGGTGTGTACCGAAACTGGGAAAAAGGTGAACTGCCCACGCACATTCCAGACCATGTTATGTATGACACGGTGCTGTGGAATCCTAGCCAAACCAAAACACAACTTGAAAAACAAAAGACCCTGTTTTTCCCCGACGATAACCTCAAGATCTTTGTTATGAATGTTGAAGCCTTCAGTACAAAGAAGGGTTGCGATATTGCCGAGCGTTTTATCAATGCTCACAAATGTCTTATGGCTGTAGATGAAAGCACTACCATAAAAAGCAAGGATGCTAAACGCACTAAGAACATTGTGAAGATAGGCAAAAACGCTACCTTCAAACGCATACTAACAGGGTCACCAGTAACCAAAAGCCCTATGGATTTGTATACACAATGTGAGTTCCTTGATCCATGGTTACTTGGCCATAGTAGTTACTTTAGCTTCCAATACGAGTATGCCGTGGTGCAACGCCGCACAATGGGAGCGCATAGTTTTAACCAAGTAGTAGGATACCGTAACCTTGATAAACTCAACGGTGTTCTAGAAAACTTTAGTTTCCGTGTAAAGAAAGAAGACTGCTTAGACTTGCCCGATAAAGTGTATATCAAACGCAGTGTGGAACTTACCACTGAACAAAAATCGGTATATTCAAGCCTTAAAACATTTGCCCTTGCTATGCTTGAGGAAGGTTCTGTAACCACAGATACAATCCTTACGCAACTGCTCAGGCTACAGCAAGTTTGCTCAGGCCATGTGCGAATGGACGATGGTGAAATGAAAATATTTGATTCAGCTAAGTTACCTGAACTAATGTCCGTTCTAGAAGAAGTAGATGGTAAGGTTATCATTTGGGCTAACTTTACACATGACATTAAGAATATTGAGCAAGCCATTGCAAAGGTTTACGGCGAACAATCAGTAGCCACTTATTACGGTGAAACCGAGAGTGATGAGCGACAGGAAATTGTTAACCGTTTCCAAGACCCTAACGACCCATTGACTTATTTTGTAGGGCAACCACGGACAGGTGGTTATGGCCTAACATTGACAGAAGCTAAAACTGTGGTGTATTACAGCAATAACTTTGACCTTGAAATACGGTTACAAAGCGAAGATAGAGCGCACCGTATCGGGCAAACTAGCAAAGTAACATATATTGATATTGTAGCGGAAGACACAGTCGACGAGCGTATCTTGAAAGCCTTGCGGAATAAAATCAATATAGCAAGCCAAGTCCTCGCAGAAGACTTTAGAGATTGGATTGTTTAATTCTGTTTGCTTTTCATAAGCCAAATGAACCCAAACAGCAATGCCGCTCCAGTAACAATGGCTAAAATGATTACTACTATTTCAATAAACTTTTGCCTACGCTCGCGCTGTCGGTAAATTGTTTCTTGGCGTTGTTTACGGATTTGGCCTTCCATTGAAATAAGCTCATCCCATGCTTTTGAACCAATGGTGAATTGCAACCACTGTTTAAGTTCATCTCGCTGTGCTTGAGCTTTTTTCTTTGCGGCGAAGGCTTCTATCGCTTCTTGTTCTACAGACTTACTGCTGATTATTTTCTTAAAAATAGGTGGGTTTTTAGCTTCTTTTTCAGCTTGCTCAATATCGGAAAGCGCACCCATCCACCTTGATAAATCACTAGCCATGGATTCAAGGTCGCGACCTATGGCGAAACCTCTTTTAAGCGCACCGAAAGCCGCTGAAGCGGTCGCCATTGCGCTTACAGGATCCATAATTAGTACACTGCTCGCATACGGTCTACAAGCCGTTGTGCTCTATTAGTAACTTGCTGATACCAGCGTGAGTCAACCATTTCATCAGCGGCTTTATTCCAATCACGAGCATCCACACCAGCTTTCATTCCTTTAAATTTGCTGAGGCGTGGTCTGCCCATATTGAACATCATGTTTGCAATTATGTGTTGGACTTCTTCCGGAAGCGTTTCAAAATCTTCATAGAGCGTATTGCAGTCATCCAGTACAATACCCATGTCTGTATTGAATGCCTGTATGACACGAGCTTCGCTGACACTCGTCCCGACTTCTGCTCCATGCTCTGGATCCGTTTCGCTAATAAGATGGCCAATACCAAAAGTAGGGTAGCCAAGATGATCCAAGTAAATATCATACCTACACCCCTCATCTGCTTCTATTTCTTTGCGTAATTGCTCTAAATTCATAACTTATCCTAAACTCATAATCCCTTGGCCACGGCTTGCTATTGCACCACCTATTTCATCGCGTGGGAATAGAGAGGAATAGTCCGTGGTTGATTGTGCTGGCGCAGGAGGCACACTCGCTAACGGTATTTTAGGCAACCCTATATTAGCACTCGCTACAGGAGGCGCAGGAGCGGTTACAGGAGGCGTAACAGGCGCACTCGCTACATTGGTAGTAGCCTCTGTTTCTAGAGCTGAGGTATCCCCCATAGCAGGAGCCATTTGGGTGCGTAATGTTTCTTCCTCCAGGGTTTCACTTTGGTCTACAAAACCCTTACGCATAGTGTCTAGTACGACGCCGTACACGGAATCTTTTTTAAATTTAAAGGCGTTTGGACCATGGGCTCTTTTCATTTGTCCAACCGAAGGTGGCGACGCTAAGAACTTAGCCATGAGATTTTGTTGCAAAACCATTTTCATTGCTCCGAGTTCAAGACCTTGCAATCCGGCAACAGTAGAAGCAGATTGCAAACTTGAACCCAAATCATCAAGTTTGTTTGTGTACATGACATAAGTACGGATGTCAGCCAACTCTTGCATATACTCTGGGTGCTCGGCGTTTCTAAAAAGAGGCTCGAGGCCAGAATACTCACCATCAAATTTCAAAAGTTTATCTATTTCAGTAGAAAGAACCTTGGGGTCAACAACATCTGTGCCTAAATCGGTATTATAAGAACTTGCTTTTTTAAGGATGCTATCAAAAATAGATGCTCGCATATTAAGCGCACGGTTGCTCAAAAACCCACCGCCCTCTGCAATAAACTTAGCAACTTCATTATCTGTCATATTTTTTATAAGCGTGATAGCCCGAGCACCGTTTGACATATCTCTAGACAAGGCTGTTTGCACAGCATCTGATTGTATCCAAGCCGCCCGTTGTGCAATATCATCTATAGCCGCCCTATCTGCCGCGTTAGGGACAAGTTTTAAATATAACTCAGGGTCGTTTTCTTTCATTGTACGAATACGCTGAGCAATCAAATCAGGTTTAGCGGCAAGGTCTTGAAAAAACCCGTTTTGCACATCACGAATAAGTTGATTAGCGGCATCACGCCCTGCTGGGGTTTTAGAGGCACTGATTAACCAGTTGCTCATAACATTCCAATCAGAAGAGTTAAACTCACCAGACCAGAATTTTTTACCAAGTTCAGCGGGATTTACCTGTGTGTTTCTTGCAAAAAAAGTATGGAGCTTACTAGCGTTTTTTACATCGGAAGCAAGTTTAGAGAGCGCAGTAGCTTCTTCCCATGCTTCTTTCCATGCAGTATTGCCCCCTCTGGGGTTTTGCATAACTTCATCTATAGACTTTAATAGCTTCACAGCATTTTGGTTAGTTTGACCACCACCAAACGCAATATCAGCAACTTCATTACGCATGGCTTGAAGTTGTTTGAGAGCATTGAAACTATAGTCTTTGCCTTTATCGTTTACAGCAAGGGTAGTAACTTCCTGATTCCAAACATTTTCAAACTTATCAGCAATATTCAGCAACCTTTGGTCTACTGACTCAATCGTTTCAGTTAGTTCTTTAGCAGGAGTTGTGACAGTGCGGGTAACAGGCTTACCATCCGGACCTAACACACCTGTTTCTATAACTTCTGTCTTTGCTTCGGTTGTGCCAGCACGAGTTTGTGTGCCAACCCGAAGATCTTGTGCTACCTCTTTTACAGGGGCTAAATCAAAAACAACAGGAGGCATATCTTTGCTTCCTCCTGCAATTTCAAAAGCTCGAAGGTATGCTTCGTCAGTTACTTCCCGAAGACTTTTGTCTAACTGGCCTGTAAGCATACGGATGTCTTCTTGCGTTTTCTGTAGCGTTTTGACGTCAACATCCGCGCCTTGAGCACGAAGTTTATACATATCATCAAGTTCCACACTAAGCCTACGGGCAGACAAATCTAAATACTGGCGTAACTCTGCCGCAGTAAACCCTTGCATTCCGTCTGGTCTTAAAGATTTTTCATGAAGCATATCCCACAGTTTTGCTTGTTGATTGTTGAAAACCTGTTGAGGAGTTTTAGATACCCCCGCTACCTGACCTTGGATACGCTGGATAATGGGGCTGTCAGTTAACTGGGAAACCGTGAGTAGTGGTAAGCCCAACCGTTCTGCGGCTTCCTGACCAGCAATAGCTCCTGGAGCAGTTTTACCAGCAAGAATGGCACTTGGACCTTCGGAAGTAAACATTGCCCTAAACCGATTACCAAGAATAGGCGAAACTTTAAAAATTGCGGCTTCCAAACTACCTATTATTGCGGCATCTTTCCAAACAGAAATATCACCCGCCATATCCCCAAACGACCTTCCTGTTTCGTTTACCGCCCATTGTTCTAAAAAATTAGCCCCTGTCGTTGCGCTAAGAACTCCGAGTGTACCAAGTAGGCTAGGTGGGAAAAGAATACTAGAGACTACTGCCGTTGCATTCGTGGGTGTAAGAATATTAGCTTCTACCTCTAACGCATCGGCTAAAAATTCATACCCTGCTCCTGGGGCTTCTGGGTTAAATGTAGGGTCAGCACGATACAACGCACCGTTTGGTACAACACTATAAAGTTCTACTGTTTCGCCACCACCCACATCTATCCGTAGATAACGGCCTTCGGGGTAATGCTTTTTGAAATAACCCATACGGTCTTCAAATTTACCACGGCGAGCTAAACCTTCGCGTACACCCAATTTTATTGGACCAACAGTATCTGCCCCTTGATAACCTTTACCGCCATACTGATCAATAATCAAGTTTTCAATACGCTGACGGTTAA